TGCCATGGGAAACCTCTCTTATCGGTACGAGTTTGATATTCTTATTATCTAGTAGTTTCTTGATATCCCTTGTTCTTAGAACATCTTCGTAGATAACCCCTGTTTTGAGGTTTTTAAATCGGTACACAATCATCGTATTACTTGAACTTCACCTTCTGTTTCTATGACAACACGAGCGCCGCAAGAAAGGATAGGCTTGTCACTCCCCCCATACCTAACAGTACTGTCTCCAAGAATTCGCACCTCGTGACAATAGGTGTTTGATTTACCTTCTTTGATAGTGATAACTGGTTCGTCTGTTCCATGTTTCTTATTTGCCCTTATCTTGTGTTGATTGACATGTATATACTTCTTACCCAAAATACTCCAACCCCCCATCTTGTCCTGCCCATCCAGATTCTAGACGTTCAATCTCATCTTTTAATTTAAGTTTTTCTATCTTCATACCTTTAAGGAATTCATCTGATACTTTCTCTGCTTCTGCACACTCAACCCTATCATGTAGTTCCTTGTGTTTCTTCGTTAGCACTTCTATACGATGTAATACGTTCATATCTTTCTCCTTATTTGTAATCTGAATTTAACCTTCCCACAACCGTTTGTAGGTCTTCTTTTACATATACCCATTCACCTGTAATCATCTGTATTGCAGTGTATGGATGTTCTTGTTTTGCGTTTGCTGGATAGACTGCAAGAATGTGTCTTGGATTGACACACACTGGTTCGTTATACTTACCACTTCCTACACCCTTATCCCTGTTTGTAAAGACTGCAACATTAGGGCCTTTTGCCATAGTCGTATGTGTTACTATAAATGTATCGTGTTCTTCTACTCTACCCTTCGATGCATCTACTATCGAAATTACTGTTTTATCGTCATCACTCATTTTAATAATAGAAAGTATGTCATTACCATTCTTCCGTCCTCTTTTGTATATCCAAAACTTCCTGCTGGATAGTGTTCTTTAAATGCATCATACATCACAAATCTATTATATACGTTTGCAGCATAACCATCCTCAACAGATGTACCACTATTCTCTGGTGGATTTGGATTAAGATACGTTACGCCCGCATATGCTTGTTCATATCCCATATAACCTCTTTCAAAATCCACATGTTTATTACATGGTGTATCTGCAAGAGTGTATGAGAATGCAGTTTGTAAGTAATAGTCACTGAACTTCGTATCCTCTTTTATAATATGACTCAGAATAGGATTTTTGATTGCATCATAAAAGTCTGGAATGATATTGTTAAAATAGTCTGTTCTCATGCCTGGGAATCCACCTACGTTATGTGGATGGTCTTTAGCACTGTAAAATTCCTGTTGAAGTGCAAGTTCTCTTATGTCATCTGGTGACTCAAAAAAGTTTTCTTGTATAATCACAGTATCAACTCGTGTTCTTCTCGACCCCATGTTCCAGTAGGAAAGAAGTTAAATGCAATAGAATACCTATCCCATTTACTTTGATTCACACTAACTGCATGTAGAAGTGTTGATGGAAAAACTACTAACATACCATTCTCTGGTTGTATGTTTGCAAAATCCTCATTATATGAGGTTTTTTCTTTCCATGAACCAGGCCTAAAATGTAATGGTAAAATACTCTGGTCATGTGTTGGTCTGTGAAAACTAATCTTACCTTGTTCTATATTTGTGTCTAGATAGTAGACACCAGAAAATACAGAATTGGTGTGAATGTGTTGTTGTGCCCATCCACCAGTGTCATGTTTAACTGCCCAAGAGTTTGTCATACGCCAACCAATACAATCATTGAACTGCATTGAATTACTCATCATGGCATTAAAAGATTTCATAATCTTTTCTTTTAATGTTTTCATAACATCTTCATCTAAAAGATAATAATTATTACTTAACCAACCATTGTCTGCTTCTGGACGATACCATTCTGTTTTATATACAAAGTCTCTCTGCTTTTTAGTTGCTTCAAGTCCCTCATCAATAAAAACAGGTGTAGGAAATAAATTAAGAATTTTGTACTGGTTCATTTACTTCATATCCTTTACTTCTTAACACTTCTATCATTACATCATCTGGATTTGTAATTACTGTATTACCAGCAATCATAATACGAGAACCTTCATGTTTTGCTTTTGGTACACTGTGTTTGTTATCACCTTTGAAACATACTAACATGCCTGGCGTTGGGTCAATTGCAATATTCAACTCATCAAATATTAATGGTGGGCATCCCTTTGGTGTTTGAATGTAATAAGAGAATGAACAATACGATGCACGATGGTCGTGTGATTGTGTAAAGTCCTCACCATTACCACGATACTCTGCACCCCACATATCAACAACTGCATATGTTTGTTTTTTGATATCATCTATATTCATATAGTTTGACCCAAGAAAAGGAATAACACCTTCTCTAACAACTAGTTGTGCAAGTTTACCAAACTCTTTACTATGTAAGCACATATTCCATTCAGTCATAGGTGCTTTGACGTTTGATTCATATCCAATTCTGTCACCTTGTGCAAGTATTTCATCAATCAATACTTGATGACTAAAATCACCATTCTTTTCAAATTCAGACAAATCATACACCCCGACACTTTCTGTCTGGAATGTACTTTTTGTTATCATTTCTTTTAACATTAAAAAAATCCTTCTAGTGTTGCAGTTCCATGCTTATCAGCAATCTTATTTACATTACTTGCATTGTGGTTTACGTTTCCACCATTATACACATAAGGTAGGGTGTTTGTCAAGAGATATTCTGTCTCGCCTGGGCGTTTTATCTTCCATTGCAAATCACCATCTTTTGGATAGGGTAGTGTCCAATCCATTGTAGATTGTTTTAAGAACTTCCTTGCTTTTTTGTTGAGAGGGTAAATGTATCTGAACTGTTTACCCCAAACACGAGAAAACCCAAGTTCGCCCATCTTTGCATCAGATGGTCTTGGGCCGTACTTCGTATCATGTCTATTCATTTCTTTTTTCATCTTACGCTGAATGGTTCTGAAATGTACCTTTTCACCTTCATCTGTAACATATACATCACTCCATATGAAACCACCATATAGAAAGTTTGCGGCTTGATAAACATATCCTGGCTTACCCACGATACCATCTGCCCATGTGTATAGGTATTTTATGTTTGGTGTATTCTTTTTCATCCACTGAATAGTGAGACTTTGCATTTGTGATTCACTGTTTCTAGGCATCTTTTCGTCCATACACATTTTACCTATTTCATAATAATCAGCAGTAGTGAGAGTAGGAAACATCTTCTTGATAGTACCCATTGGATTAGTTCCCCAACCCAAAGTTAATACTCCAACTAATTCTTCATCAACATATGCTCCTAAGTGATGCTTAGTTAGTTTCGGCATTACTGGACTATAGTGACGTTCCTGTACGAATAGTGTCGCTACTCTGTAATCTATTTTCTTGACTACCATCATATAAAATTTTCACCGCCTTCATACACCTATTTAGAGGTATTCACTAGTATACGATTTAATAGGATTTTTATGTGTCAATGATGAAGCAGGAAACCATTGAGTTGTTTCAGTAACAACCTTAATCTTTCTAGGCTTCTCAACGTCATCGTGGTCGATTTCCTCAATATAAGTAACCTCGACTTTTTTCAACACTGTTTCTATTTTCTTAACCATTATTCGTGTTCTCCACCCTTTCCTCTACCAAATCCACCAAAGTAATGTGGACGGCGTTTTGCTGTTTCAAATGTTGCAACCGTAATTGCAATTGCACCAAGTGTTAATGTGTGAAGTACCATACTGAATACACCAGCATACATACTACCGACAATAATACCGAATACTATACACCACATCCATGCCAATACTTGCATAATCATGTGTCGTGTACTAAAATCTGGTATTACACTCAATGGATTTTTTTCGTGGTTCATTACCACGTTCCAACAATTATATACCCATTCTCTCATATCTTTTACCTTTTCAAATTTTACTTCTTTAGGATAGTTAGCATCTGCACTATCTCTAAAATCTATTGCATCATATAAGTCATAGAACTTCTCAACAACCTTATGATTTTTAAAGTATGCTGTTACCCTATACATTACTTATTGATATTCCTCTTGCCGTGATTCATGCATGTCAATTAGACTTCGTAGTGCCATTTGTACATAGTCCTCTTTCCAATCATCATTTTCAAGGTATTCTTCAATCTCATTGACTTGTTCTACTCCTAAGTCATCAAAACTTTCAACACCATATTGTTCTGTAACATCATGCATTACCCAATCATATGCTTGTGCCTCTAACTGGTCACACAACTTACCTTGTTTATGTACTTGAAACGCCATTTATTATCTCCTTTTGCCCGTCATAGGGTCATTCGCTTCTTGTGATGAGAGAACTTGTAGTCCCCCCTTATTATATGCTTGTCCTATGACAGCATTACCAGTATATACTGGAACTTCTTTTTTGGTTGCAACACCACCAATGTTATTGGATAGACTAGGATAGTCTGGTGTTTGTCGAATGGCAGGGGAACAAGGAATTGAACCTCGTCCTAGTGGTTTGGAATCACTCGTGCTACCGTAACACTTTTCCCCTTTAGGTTTTGGTGCCTTGCCTTGAACGTAGTCAATATACTCATCCAATGTAACAACTGAACATCGTATAGACTTTAGAAACTTGTTATGCGCCCTCCACTGAGTTTCATACTTCTGTGGATTGATTTTCTTTTTCTTTTTCTTGCGTGTACTATTACTGTTATAATATACAGGCATCAAATGCATACCGCTCATAATTACTTTACCTTGTCAAATGGTGGTGTATGTGCATAAATGATACTTTCCCTTTCCATGTAAGGAACATGTTCTGTATCGTGAAATTTACGCAATAGACGGGCATGTACGAGACTCCAATAGTCAACTGCCCATTTGTTAAGATTAGGATTCTTTAGCAGTTCATTTACTGCATCAAGTCTCCGTCCCAACAATTCGTTAGACTTTTCCGTTAATGATGTCATCTGCAACACTCCACGATTCAAAGTCCTTTCCACCTACATACCATTCGCATTCTTCAGTAGGAATTCTTCCATACTTCCAACAATAGACTGTAAAGTTTTTGTAGTAGGTAGAATCTGAGTCTATCTCATCTTGTACCTCTGCTTCAACAGTCCATTCACATGCAACTTTTTCATAAGGATTGGCATCTGTAAATTGGGGTGGCCCGAATATCTCTACCAACCTATCATAAGTTGTAGTGAGATGTCCTTGCAAACTAGTCCCATTTACAGATACCATATCCGATGCTTCAAAATTCAAAATTTTCATACTTACTCCATAATATAATTTATTATACCACCAAATATGGTGGCTTGTCAATAGTTATTTGGAACTGAATAGTATAAAGATACCAGTTCCAAACATAGAAAGTCCGATGGTTACTGCCATCATCATTTCACTCCATGTATTTGCATATTCCATGCACTTACCATCACAGTCTCCAGCAGAACCTGCCAGTGCCATCAAACCAAAAATAACTAATATACTTCCAAAAAGGTCTTTCATATCTCTCTCCTTATTTACCGTTATATCCAAGTGTTTCCATTGCAGCTCTAGGTGAAGTCTCCTCTGCGAGTTTCATATACTCCTCAACAGTTGCATTCTTCACAAGAAAGTTTACCCATGTTTTCCAAGGTTTGTAACCGTATTTAAAACGGGCAACAAACGCAGGCATCAGTTTACCTTCCCAACTAGGATGAGCATTAGGATTTACATCCATCATCATTCTAGCACCTTCAAAGTTACCTTTGTACATTAAGTACATACCGTCCCAATTGAATTCTTCTTTCACAAATTTAGTCATAATATATCCTCTCTTTTTCACTCTATACCTACAGTATACATGTTTTCATAACAAATGTCAAGGCTTATTTTCCTATAATCCAGCGAATTTTGCCAGTAACCATAACATCACAAAAACGAACACAGTAAACCACATTAATGATTTTAACATATATTATCCTCTTTCTATTGCTTGAATTAACTTTCTTTTGACAGTCACTAGACTATCCTCGTTTGCTTGGTATCTAATACCAATACCACCCTTAGTAATCCACCTTGTAATATTGTCTGGTTTATCATCAATCAATATATTTGGTGTACCATCAAGTCTGTTTGTAGCATACTTTTCTTTTTGTCCAGTAAAGATAATGTTCTGAACTTCTGGTAAATAACCCATTCTGGTTAACCATACTCTCTTCCAATATGCAGAGTTGTCCCTGTCACCTCTTAGTGGTGAAGAACATATACCCCAATCGTCACCAGCAACTGTCTGTACAAATTCGACTAGTTCGTCTGATGTTGGGTATTTCTCTAATGTATTGAAAAAGTCAGTACCTTGCAATTCTGCAATGGCCATCTCTTTGTTTGGAATCTCTTTCCAATGTTTCTTATCAAACTTCTTGGCGAAACCGTCAAAGAAGTCTGCAATCACACCGTCCATATCTAAATAAATTGTCATTTTCACTCTTTCTTTTTTCATCATATACACATAGTATACATGTTTTTATAACAAAAGTCAAGGCATTTATAGGCGAAAAAACCCTTGAAAAACAAGGGTTTTCTGCATTACTGTAATTTAGGGGGTGTTATTTGCGTGCTTTTTTCGCTAATTCTTGCGAAATCCACCGTTTTGCGATATGGTTGCCTACCTTCTTGCGAACTAGTACCATGATACGTTTCCATACTTTAGAGAATATGTCCTCACCAGCATCATTATTGTCTACAATGACAAAATTAGAGTTACCAAACAACCTCTGGAATTTACCGATGTTCTTCTGAACCTCTTTCCACATCTTTTCAACTTCTTTCTCTGGTAGTGTACGTTTACGTTGTGTATTACGTTCCTGTGCCGTATCCAAAGATGTATTAACGAATATCATATAACAGTCATATCCTAAACCTTTGAGCATTGACACTTGTTTGGATATCTTATCGTAATCCTTACCAGTACCGTCAATGATATGTCCCAAACGTCCTTCAATGTAATTAGATTGCATTGTCTTGACTGTCTTTTTCGCTTTAACACGAGTGTCTTGTCCCAAGTCTGAGTAGATATCCTCTGGTGTAGTATCTAGTCCTACATCCTTTAACATCTTCTCATAGACATCATCACTGTTAACAATCTTCATTCCAAGTCCACCAGTTGTTCTACGAACAACATAAGACTTACCACTACCAGGCCCCCCTGCTAGAAAGATTGCTTTAAATATATTCGGGTCGTAGACGCCCTCTTGTAGTTCTGCGAATGTTTTCATTTTTTATTCCTAACAACTCATTGACTTTTTGAGAGTATAATTCTTCATAATATTTATCATCTTTTGTAGTCTCAATTTCATTTCTCCTGCTTAACTGTTTTTGGAAGTGCATTTTCTGAAGTCTGTTTTTGAGTTTTGCTGTCATTGTTGTCCTCGTTAAATTTATAAGTTAAAAGTCTGCATAACGAATCGAGTTGTTTGATAGGCCTCCTTTCCTGTTAATATGTTACATCACTAGAGTCCTCAGCACCAGTTGGTACGAGAACGTCTATTGGGTTTCCACCGTCTTGATGGGTAACACCATATGATGATAACGGTTTAATTGCTGTGTCACGAATTACTTCCATGTGACAGTGGTGTTTATATACACCGTCACCTCGTGAAAATTCGTGTTTTAATTTTGATACAAGATAACGTCCACTGTAGATAGGGTCACGTTCCTCTTGTGCAAGAAGTCCTTGGTTTCTCATGTCGATACCAACCATATCTCCAGCTTGTAAAGATGTATTGCCAGGCACTTCAATTCTTAATGTGATTGCAGAGTCGATTGCACTAAATCTACCCATACGTCTTTGTAACCAAATATCTGTACCACTATAGTCGTATTGTCCATCGTGTCTAGCAGAGTATAACCCATTAGGCGCCTCTCTGTCAACAGCTTGCATATATGTTTTTGATTGGTCGTAATCTGATAATCTATTACCGTAATCATCTCTTGCTTGTGAACCCAATGGTGCATTCTGTGAACCATATAGATTAAACTCATCTACATGTTTATCTTCTGCAAAGTCATCAAAGTAATTATAGTTGTGATTCTCTACTGTTTTGTTAACCAAGTCAATCATAAGAAGATTAGAACCGTACATACCCTTTCTCATGTTCATCATCACATCTGTTGAAGTCATAAGACTGTAACTGAGAATGTTTGTTAATGTTGTGTTAACATCTGGTTTCTTATGTCCTTCGGGTAGAATATTTGGCGTTTCTTCCTTAAATACAAATCTAGGATTTTTCGTGTCCATCATACTGTCGATAGTTCTGAACCAGTATCCCTTAACAGTTTCATAGAATAGGAATGTCGGTGCATAGTTGTTTTCTCTAGACAGACATCTTCTTGCTACACTGTTGATAAAATCAAATGGACGCATACTAGGAGAAACAAACTTAAAGTTGTTTGTTGTTTCTTCATAGTAGAATTCTTTCTTAGAGTTGAGTAAGTCCTCATCTCTGAATATCTTCTTTACAATCTCAACAGACGGTTCGCCACTGAATGCTTGTTTAACTCTAATACGATTAGAACGTACTGCTTCTGGTGTTGTGAATGATAGTGTGTATGCATTAGTATTGTCATTAATACTAACTTTACTAGAAACTTTGTATATGTAAAGAGGTGTGTCGGTGAAATCAATCGCCATTGTACGAGAATTGTCATCATCCTCGTTTGGTGTAACAATTCTAAGTTTTAGTTTCTCTTGTCCAATGATTGGAAGATTGGTAAGTAGATTGTTAGTGTCTACAATTGAAATGTCACCAGTAAGTGCATTTTTGAATATATCTTCATATATGTTTACTGATGCAAATTGGTCTTTTAAATCTATTACTGCACCACTTGCCGCATAGATTTCGCAGACTTCAATGTGATATTCACCAGCGTACTGCATAGTCGCCATGTCTATCTACCTATAATCGTTTCAAACTCTGCTCGTACTTTAGCAATGTAGGATGGTTGGATTAGTCTTATTTTTCTTTTAGATTCCAATAGTCTTTCCTCATATTCATAATTTGTGATTGCTGTTGCTCCAGCAGGAATTGTCGTTGCAGAATCGTTTGGAAGTTCGATAGTAAATTTTGTATCACCAGACTCTTGTGTGTATTCGTAGTGATGAATCTCATCTACATTACTATACTTAGACGCTACATGTTTTTCAAATCTATCAACTGACATTGGCCAATCTGTGTAAATGTCTTTAATGTTATTTGCTATGAGAACAATCCAGTGTAGATTTACATCACCATAATAGTCAAATGCAATCTGTTCTGGTGTTGAACCATCTGGTACATCATAGAAATCAAAATTAACAAAGTTTGCTAATGTTGAATCATTAAAATTTACTCTACGAGTGATATCAGTCATACTGTGTAGTATACCATCGCCCTTAACATCTATCTGTACTGTTGGAAACTTTCTAAAATACATATATTAAAATCCTCTTGCAACTTTCTCTCTAGTGACAATATCAAGTTCTTTAAATGTCAAAGTAAGTTCAGTTTCAGTTGGTTGATTATCTTTAAAGAACTGTGGTCTGTCACCACCAAATTTAACATCAACTGCTTCAAGTGCTGATGTACCAATTTTATGTAGATGTTCTTGTGGATAATATTGAATATCAAATGTAGATGGTGCTTTGAGTGTTCTACCTAACATATCATCTGTAAACCCAGGCATAGAGTGATATCTGAATAATGTTATAATTTCTTGGATTGCACTTGCTTCTTCTGGAGAACGTGGAAGTAGTCTAAATGAGAATTGAAAAGAACGTCTATCAATACCCTCAAACTTCATCTCTGTTCTATTGTTTGTAGTCTCACCAGATGCAATTGCTTTTGCAGCGACAGCACCTGTTGCACCAGCAGTCTCTAGTGCTTTTGCTACAC